GGAAGATGAACTTACTTATTTCAACTTACAAAAATTTATGAAGCACCACTTCATCAAGGCAGAACCTGTTGTTAGTGCTACTGCTTAGAAATAATAAATAAACCAGAAACAAAAAAACTAATACAAAACACTAACATAAAAAGCTAATATAAGAAAACAATATAAATATAAAAAGGTGTTCAAATTCATATAAAAATATGAATTTGGAAGAAAAACAACCAACTTTGGAAGAACGAATCGAACAATTTGTCGAGGCAAAAAAACCAAAACTTTATATTTTAACACCCACATATGGTAGTTTATGTTATGTAAATTATTTAAAATGTATAATGGCTACAAAAGATTTGTTAACACGTTTCAAAATACCTCTGGTAATAGAATTTTGTAGAAATGACAGTTTGGTATCTCGCGCTCGTAACAATTTGGTAGCAAAAGCAATGAATGACAAAGAATGTACTCATATTATGTTCATTGATGCAGATATCACTTGGGATCCGATTGATATATTAAAATTGTTGATATCCGATAAATGTTTATGTGGAGGAGTATATCCTTTGAAACATTATTTTTGGGACCGTCTTACCAAAGAAGATAATGTGATACAAAAATGGATAGATCGAAAAAACGCATCACAATTCGGTAGTATTATATCTAACGAGAACGTAATTCAGCATAATTTGTTGAAATACAATATCAACTACATTGATAGTATATTGAACATTGATGCAAATCTAGCAAAAGTAAAACATTTAGCCACCGGATTTATGATGTTCAAACGAGAAGTTATTGAAAAAATGGCTTTAGCATATCCTGATACAAAATACACAGACGACGTAGGTTTCTTATCTGGAACAGAAAATGATTATGCATATGCTCTTTTCGATTGCGGAGTGCAAGATGGCCATTATTTCTCTGAAGATTGGATGTTTTGTCATCGTTGGACGGAAATGGGAGGAAATATTTACGTAAATGTAGGAATTAATTTAATGCATACTGGAAATGAAGATTTCAATGGGTGTTATCTAACGTCTATTATTTAGAAATATGAAAAACTAATATACCAATATATTATAATAAATGTTTAATAATTTTACATTCGCATCTTTTCCACCGGTAAAAAGAGAAAACAACAATCGTGTATTGAATGCTCCTATGGCTATGCCGTTTAAAGATGCAAATGCGTCAGGCGATAGCAATTTTGCAGCAGGTAGATCTGTTTACATAAGATCATTGGATCTATCATTATATAATTCACAAGCATCATCCAATGATCAATCTATGATTTGGAAAAAAAAATTCTATGGAGGAACAAATCGTGATGCTTCCTCTGTTTCCAGAAGAAACAGTAATTATGCCATTGGAAAAGCATCCATAAATGAAACTGGAGAAAACGTAACATTTAGTTAGATTTATTTTACATATATAATGTAAAATGAATATTTTTAATTTATATGATGAAAATACAAGAAATGAAGCAATCATTAGAATGCGAAGTAGCGGGAATATTGTTCCAAAAAAAGTATCAGGTAAATATATATACGACTCAGAAAAAACAAAAGCGATCAATTCTATTAAAAAAAGCAATAACATTTTAATAATTCATGATTTTAATGATTATAATAATGCTGCGACTTTAATATCGCAACTTTCGGCAATACAAGATGCAATAAAAAATGACGAGGAATATATAAAATCGCCAGGTTATTATCCACAACCGTTAAATTTAAAAGAATATATTGAACCCATAAATGCTACAAACGCAAATAATTCTAACACTGCATATAAAAGTTATACCGGAAATATATTTACACAAGAAATAAACAAATATACAGGCAAATTGAATACTGATAATGTATACGATTATATTTTTGAATTATATGATGGATCTGATTTAGAAATAAGCAAATATGGTGTAGTTATATTATGTACGTTACAATTACCTATTAAAACAACAGATGTTTATCGTAAGAATGTACTCATAACAACAAATAACTACAATCCGGAAAATATAAATATTACTGATCCAAATGGTAATAATTATTACCAAGTAAAAGATAATTATAGTGAAAAATTCGGAATAAATTTACAAAAATATATAAACTCTGGTGGAAATGTAATTATGGGAAACAATATATGGCAAAATACGAGTATACCTAATTTTAAATACGAAAATTTTCCATTTATATATAAAAATTCATACAAATATAATGATGTTGATATTAAAACTATAAAATTTAACAATGAAAACCATCCTATATTAAAAAATTGTAGTAACATCATTGATTTCAATCCACCAATAGGAAAAGCGAATATTATTGTTAATATGATACAACATAATGATTCTCAATTGGTAGCAACATCTCAAGATGGTATTCCCTTTATATCAGTACTTACATCAAAAAGTGGTTCAAGAAATGTTGCAATCAATTCTTATTTCTACAAAACGTCTAGTACAGGTAAAAACTTAGAAATGGCGAAAATTATATATAATAGTATTTATTGGTGTTTAAAATTCAATAATTGAATAAAAACCCCTCTTCTTTCAATATCTGTATCATTGAATCCATATCTAACATTTTATCTTGTATAGGTCTATTATTTATTTTTTCTAAAAGATCATTACGATCATCCAGACAAAACATGCTTTTTATTTTTTCTAATTGGCATATGTCCTTTATATATTTTGTATATTTTTTTAACCAATCGTAAAAACTAATACTGGTATTATTATTATTTTTACAATATTTATTATATTCATTGAACCACTTTAACGTTTCGATTAAATTGGTTTCTCCATTTATATTATAATCAGTCCCTGATAATATTAAAATATCACGTAACATCTCTTCATTCATATTCAAATCAGAAAGTATACTTTCAGTATCATATAAAACCGCTGTATGATTTAAAACACTCAAATGGCGAATAACGCGCTTGCATCCATATAAAAACATATCCATATCATCGCTGATACAAGCCCACGCATAACCGGTTTTTAGAAAATAACTGCATAAAACATCGGCTTCGCCGTCGGCATCATAATAAGTAACCCCGTAAGCGTCCATAAGATTCTTCGCCTTTTTAATATCCGAATCGGTTATTCGAATGAATTGCCTTTTCAATACTTCCATTTCCGACAATACGTCCTGTTTTTTTGCATCCATCAATTCTCCATTGTCTAGAATCGATTTCATATCCATGTATTTTTTTTCTGCATCTAATTTTTCTATTCTTCGCTGTATTAATAGTGTTTTTTTCTCGGGAGGAGGTTTTCCATCAAATATAAATATAGGTTTAATATTGTATTTTTTGAAAATAGAAATCAATAAGAACATATTTTCGACAATGGCATTATCTACTGCATATTTGTACAAATAAATACTCGTATCAACGACGATTGTTTTTCCGGAAAACGATTTCAAATGTGTCTTAGAAATAGATTTTTTTTTACAATTATCTAGAAAGAATCGATTCAAATACTTTATTCCCATAGGTTTTTTTGATTTTTGTAACTGGTATTGTAATGTTTTTCATATCAATTTTTTGCCATAAAAAAATATATGCAAATACATTAAATGAAAGAAATATCCAATACTATTTTCTCATTTCTCAAAAACAATTATTCAAAAAAAATACAACATAAACCCTTTTCACCAAAAGGCAGGAAATTTCTTACCAAATTGTTTCTGCTTTTATCGGAAGGTGAAGCTTTATATAAAAGTGCTCGTATTGAAAAAAAATCGATCAATGTTACTCAACTCATTGTTAATCAAGACAATATGGATAATTATATACCAGAAGATATAAAAAAAATAATATATAAACAAAAACACGCTACTAATATTTCTTTTTCAATAGGAGGCAAAAATTATAATATTTATATGTATCATTCTTATGTCGAATCCATCTCAATAATAAATCAACATATAAAAAGAATTTACATGTGGTTATATATTGCATCTCGATTTTCACATTCAAAATGTTCTCAAAACATGACTATTAAAATTTATTTTACCAATGCAAAAAAAAATTTACCAAATAAACAAAGATTACCCATTGAACAGGAACATGCAAATACTGCTTTTACAACATCATGTAGAAAAGAGACAGAAATTAATATATTTAGAGAAGAAGAATGGTTCAAAGTATGTATCCATGAAACATTCCATTGTATGGGTCTAGATTTTTCCGAAATGAATAATTCGGCATCTGATGCAATGATATTGAAAATATTTCAATTGAATGCGGACGTGCGATTGTACGAAACCTACTGCGAAACATGGGCCGAAACAATCAATATTATGTTTATTTCTTATTTATCGAGTCGTAATAAAAGTGTCCAGAACATGATCGAAAAAACAGAAGCTTTTTTGTATTACGAAAGATTGTTCTCGCTATTTCAGTGCGCAAAAGTGATCCGACATTTTCATTTAAGTTATCATGATATCATTGAAAAAACGAAGAGGGCGAATGAGAATTACAAAGAGAAAACCCAAATTTTGTCCTATTATATTTTGAAATGCGTATACATGTTTTATATTGATGAATACGTCGATTGGTGTATCGATAACAATGGTGAAACGTTGGACTTCAATAAAAAAGATGGATCATTTGAAAAAACGGTTGCCAGTTACGTCATATTTTTAGAAAAACATTATAAATTGCCTGAATATTTGAACGCTATGAAACAATTCAATAACAATATGGTTAGAAAAAATATTGTAATTGAAAATACTTTACGGATGTCTTTATTCGAAATTTGATACTATTTTTGCACGAATCTTCATAAGAGCTTCATCCATAATTGGAGGAACACTTCGTACAAAATGTACCAATTTCGCCTTTTTAGTTTCTGCCAAAATTTTTCTCAAATCCATGTTCTGAGTAAATTTGGCATCTAATGCCGCACTTCTTTCTTCTACGTTGCGCATTGGAACATCACCTTCTTGAAAATCTGTATCAAATTTTACATTTTTCGGACGTAAAACCTTGTCTTTGTGTTTACCGCTTTTACTACCTGCTGCCTTAGCTAGAGATACATCTTTCGATATATCTGTATCACTATCCAACGAGAACTGCAAATAAAAATTAGGATATCCTTTTTTGAACTGCGCGGCCTGATAATAATGTTCTACCGATGACCAACGATGTCCATCCAATTGAAAAGGTGTTACCCAAGAATCATCCAGCTTCCTTCTCCAATCTCTGCACGAAGTGTCTTTGTTCAAAAAATTAAAATCGGTTAACCGTTTTTCTGGTATTTTTTCACCGGAACCTTTTCCGGCCTTTGCTTTTCCCTCTGATTTGGCGTGAAACATAAATACCACATCTGGTTCAAATAAATCGTGTTGTAAATATTCTTCATCATCGTCTGTTGCTGGCGCGCCTTCATCTGGAGATAAACCCAAACGTGTTTTCAAATTGCGAAAGTCCTGAATTAAATAATATGGACCCGCATTTTTTTCAATGCATTTATTAATTACCAGAACTTTTATGTCATACGGTATCTCCGAAAATTTTAATATGCGTTTATGTTTGTAAGAAATCAATTGATAATGATTTCCCAAATAACATGTCATAATATAAAATTCGGGGTTGAATTTACCTTGATTCTCCAAGTTACTGTCATTCAATTGACCGCACTGCAAAACAGAATCTAAATCTCCTTGTTCATAAGATTCATTCGATAAAATGATCATTTTAATATTCAAAACGCGTTCTAGAGTTGAAATTGCCCATGTATCTGCCCAATAACTCGATGTTTTGATGAATTCTTTGAATTTTTCAAATGTATCTATAGATTCCATGTATTTGAATTCACTCATTAATTCTTTTGTATCTTCCTTTTCTATTTTAATGCGCGTAAATTTATCCTTCATCTGTTTCACATCATTCAATATTTTTTTCACCTCGTCCTTAGATTTGGTTAATTCCGTGCGTTTTTTGAGTTCATCGATTGTTTTTTTGATTATCTTTAATTCACTGTCTTTCGACTGTAATTCTGTTAAATAATTCAAATACATTGTTCGGTATTCCATGTATATATCATCAGTGGCTTCATTTGATAAAATTGCGCGCAATTTTTCTACAGTTGTATCATTACCTATTTGTTGAAATGCGTCACGTATTACTGCGAAAAAACAATCACCACCGCCTTCATTATCTATAATATCATAATTGTTATTGTGCATAAATTTCTCGATCCAATTTGTTCTGCTCGATTCAACGTATTGTCCTTTCAGTGAATTCGACATTTCCTCGTTTTCTTCTACCAAATTCAAAGGTATTTTTCTCATTTTATCTATGGTAAAAATCCCCTCTTTTTTTGTTGGTTCAGGTAACTGTGACTTGACTGGTATTTTCAAACGTATTACATCGAGTTCATCATTTACTTCGATAACATCTTCTAATATTAGTTCTGTATTGATTGATTCATCGACAACATCTGGTCTGTCAATCATTATGGATTCACGCAACATTTCTCGAAAATAATCATCCGTCGCAAAATGAAACAAAAGTATATTCCCTTTTTCTAAATTAACATCATTATCTTCGTCTAGCACATTTATGTATTCATTGCTTTCAATTTCAAACACTCCTATTCTGGATTTTGGTCTATCATTAATTATCAAATAAATAGGAAAATAAATAATATCATATTTTGAATATGTGTATTTTTCTTTACCTAAAGCGATCACTATTGTAATACCCGTTTTCGTTTCGTATTCGTATAAAGACGCTTCTTGACCGATATCTTCTTCATCTATTGTTTTTATTTCTTTGTACTCAATAATATCTGTTCTTAGTTTTGAATGTACCATTTATAGATTACTTATATAAATGGTATTTATTTTCTTTTTACTATAGAATATTTATTGTTTTTCTATAGCTTCCAAAATATCCATATATTTGAAAATGGCTCGACTTGATAAACTCTTTTTTTCCTTCACTTTTAATTTCGAAAATCGCTGTACTGTATCGATTATCAATCGCCATTGATCGTGTTGTTTGCATGATTCGTTCAATATCGTGATAAATAAATACATGTTTTCTGTTATTTCCTCGATCTCATTCGATCGATTTTCCATTTCCATATATTCTATAATCGTTTTCTGTAAATATAATATTATTTCGAATACTTTTTCCGTTTCTACTACACCATTGATAACTAAATTTGACAAAAATGTACTGATCGCCTTTCGCTTATCATTTTTTTTATTATATTCACAATACTTATCGTAATCTACATTCGAGTCCACGTAATGAATTTCTTTTATATTTTCAATATAATTATTTAAAAATTCAACAAAGATTTCTTTTAGATTTGGAAATTGCACCAGAATATCCTTGTACAAATTTGCATAAATATTACTATTGAACTTATTGTTACTGGCTGATTCGAATATCGAATTTCCAATTTTGGACAAATCTTCGTTGTTTTCCTTTATCAATAAAGGTATCAAATTCATAATTTGTTCTTTTTGATTATCATAATTTTTCGCTGAAATTTTATTCAAGCATACTCGTATATCCGTTATAATTTTTTCCGCACCTTCTTTTATTTCAATAATTGTTGGTTTGAAAGATCGCTGTGTGTTCCAATCTTCGAAAGAATCATTTTTTCTTAGTTTGGGTTTTTTATTGAAACCAGAACCTTGATTTGGCCGTCTTTGTTTTTCTTCGGATGCAGAAGACGCGGTTGACGGTACAAATGCATCCACTTCTTTTATTAAATTGTTTATTGTATCTCTAATATTTTCAGGCAAAACGTAAGAATATCCGTTGAATAAAATATCATTGAAATTTTCAACAGTATAAATTTTCATAACTTTCGTTAGTTATATAAATACGAAAACATTTATATCTTTTCATTTATTTATTAATTATAAATATAATATAAAAATTGTTCTCCATATTTCATATGCAAAGCATGCAAAATAATATTATCGACAATAATGAAAATATAGAGAGTGGCAGCATCGAAAAAAAATCGTGGGAAGATTTCGAAATGAAAGATGATTTATTAAGAGGTGTTTTTGCATATGGATTCGAAAATCCCAGTGAAATACAGCAAAAAACATTTCATCATATAAAAGCCGGCCGCGATATTATTGCTCAGGCGCAATCCGGTTCAGGAAAAACGGGTGCATTTACCATTGGACTCTTAGAACGTGTTGATATTTCGGATAAATCTTTGCAAGGTTTAGTTATTGTGCCTACGCACGAACTTGCCAAACAAATTACCAATGTTATTACTTCGATCGGTTCCACCATGAAAGGATTGAAAATAAAAACAATGATCGGCGGAACATCGATTCAAGAAGATGCAGCGGAAATTAAAAATGACTGTCCGCATATTATTGTCGGTTGCGCAGGGCGTATTTTTGACATGATCAAACGACGGTTTATTAATATTTATAAAGTAAAACTATTTATTTTGGATGAAGCCGATGAAATGCTCGCGAGTGGATTCAAAGATCAGATTTATAACATTTTTCAGTATTTTAATACGGACATTCAAGTCGCCCTTTTCAGTGCCACTATGCCGCCAGAAATGTTGACACTGACCGAAAAATTCATGCGAGATCCTGTGAGAATCATAGTTCCTCCTGAAAAATTAACTTTGGAATGCATCGAGCAATATTTTGTCGCTATGCCTGATGATTATGCGAAGTTTTTTACTTTAAAAGATTTGTTCTCGGTTATTAGTATTAATCAGTGTATCATTTATTGTAATAGTGTAAAACGTGTTATGGATTTATATGCAGCGATGACCAATGACGGATTTTCCGTTTGTGCTATCCATAGTTCCATGGATAAGAGCGAACGCGATAAGACATTTCAGTCCTTTCGAAATGGTGGGTTTCGCGTTTTGATTTCATCGAATGTCACTGCTCGCGGTATTGATATTCAACAGGTTAGTACGGTAATTAATTTTGATATTCCAAAATGCACGAGCACTTATTTACATCGTATCGGAAGAAGTGGTCGATGGGGTAGAAAAGGATGTGCTATTAATTTTGTTACCAAGCGTGATATTTATAGTATGCGAAATATCGAAGAACATTTCAAAATCAATATTCAGGAATTGCCTATGGATTATGTGAAAAAGTAATTAGAATTGTGATTTACTATGGGTTTGTTAATAAATTAAGCGGTAAAAAATATATTATAATTTGAATATAAAATGATAATATTAGGAAAGTGTATATGCGCTGGCGCTTGCTTGTGCGGGATTACCATATTCGCAACTTGTATGATTTATACAAGGTGTTTTTTGACAGAAACTATCAAGACAATAAAGCACGATACGACAAAACAAGGGAATATCGAAAATGCGATTGACTCGCCATTATAATTTCAAAATACTAAATATATGTTGAAATTAATCAGTATTCTTTCCGGATCATCCATTATCGAAGGCCAAGGTCCCGATTTTCCTGAAAGTATGAAAAATACCAACTCCAGTAAATTTCGTTTACCAATCACTTATTTAGAGGAAAACAAAAAGCATACTCTTTCGACAACTGTATCCAACGATTTAGAACTTGTATCTTCGGTAAATAAACCGATGTACGACTATTTATTCAGGCCCAGGCACGCTTTTGCTCGAGAACTCATTCCAGAATGGAATAAACATTATACTACCGATGTCGACTTCCTCAATGATAGCAAAAAGGTTCTCGAAAACATGAACTCCTACAAACACAAAATGAATTCTTGTTCTCAATATCCAATTAATTGTGATCTATTTCAAGAGATTTGGAAAGAAACCAAAGAGAACGAGGAATTCTATTTAAAATACGGCTATTTGGACTGGGATATGTTGAAGCATTTGAATGAATCGTCGACATTTTTAGAGGCAATTACTCTAGCCAACATGATGTCACCTGTAATAAGTTTGTTGATTCCCATTTTTCTGATGATCTTCCCTTTTATCATCCTGAAAATACAAAATTTACCTATTACTGTAGAGGTGTATATAGAGGTTCTCAAAAACATTGCCCAGAATCATTTTATTGGCAAAGCAATGAATAGTATGTCCGATATTTCTCCCGAAAAGCTCGTCTACTTAGTCATGACTCTCGGTTTCTACTTATTACAACTCTACCAAAATATCAATCAATGTCGCAATTTCTATGAGAACATGTCTACCGTAAATACTTATCTATGTGAAACCAGGGATTATTTGAAACATACCATTCAAAGTATGGAGACCTTTGTCGAATTGAACCAAGACAAGAAAACATACAAGACATTTTTATGTGAAATGGAGAACAAGTTGTATCAAATTAAAAAAATGTATAGTGAATTCGAGAACATTGAACCTTTCGAACTTTCAATATATAAGGCCACTGAAATGGGATATTTATTGAAATGTTATTATCAGTTACATTGCAACGAAGAATATGAGAATGCTCTCATCTATTCGCGTGGATTTCATGGATACATTGATAATTTATCTGGCATTTTCGAGAACCTAGAAGAGGGGCTTGTCAATTATGCCGAGTTTTCCGAGAACGTTCATTGTGACATACAAAAACAATATTATCCTCCCTTATTGATGGAAAATCCAGTGAAAAACGATTGTTCTTTACAGAAAAATGTCATCATATCATCTCCGAATGCCGGTGGAAAAACCACCATGATTAAAACTACTACACTCAATATTATATTTTCACAGCAAATTGGATGCGGATTTTACCAAGCATGTAAAATTCGTCCTTATACACATATTCATTCTTATCTCAATATACCGGATACTTCTGGTCGTGATAGTTTGTTTCAAGCGGAATCGCGTCGTTGCAAAGAAATCATCGATATTATCAATGGATCCGATTCGTCCAGTTCTCGTCATTTCTGTATTTTCGACGAACTCTATTCGGGAACAAATCCACTCGAGGCAACGAAGGCAGCATATGCTTTCTTAGTTTATTTGAACAAATTCGAGAACGTTGATTACATGTTGACTACGCATTATTTATCTATTTGCAAGAAATTGAAGAAATCACCTTTGGTGCAAAATTATAAAATGCATGTTGAAGAACAAGAGGACGGATCCATCCAATATACATATAAAATGAAACGCGGTATATCACGTGTTCAAGGTGCTGTAAAAATATTACAGCAAATGAACTATCCCGAGGAAATTATTCAATGCATAAAAAATTATAAATAAACCTTTTTCATATATTATAGGAATTTTTGTCGTAATTATATTTATCAATATAATATAAAGATATCATGATGTAATATCGTGTACACAAATGAATATCGTTTTTGTAAAAAATAACTATATTTCTCTTTTATTTTTAGGTTTATTCAATTTTACAGTTTATTACTTGTTTTACACGAAACAATTCGAACAATACGAAAGAAATTTATTGGCATATATATCAATATATGAATTTCTGAATATTTTTATCGAAATTAAAAATAATTTAATTAGAA